AGGCGATCTCCTCCACCGGGTCGAACAGCTCATTGACGGGGGGGATATTGCCTTCCTGCTTGTACTGGCCGCGCCCGAACGTGCGGCTATCCCGCAACCGCCTCACCACCCGGTTCTGCTGCTCCTGGATCAGCTTCTTGACCACGCGCTGCATGCTGTTCACGTCCGGGGTGAGCCGGGCCTGCTTCGCCTTCCAGATCTGTTCGTGCGCCGCCGAGCCGTATTCCAGGATGGATTTACGTTTGAGACCTTTCCCGTCATCGTCCGGGGCCGGTGGCGCAGGCGGTGGCTTCGTCCCCGGCTTGCGCAGAACTGGCACCATGCTGAAAGGTTGGTAGCCCACGTCCCCGCCTTCCAGGTCGGGCAGGTTCAGGCCGATGCTATCCTTGGCAACGTTGGCGGGTATACCGCGGCCGGTCAGGACGTTGAACTGGTTGACCTTCTCGGTGATGTTCTCCTGCAACTGCGGCACGTTGGCGAGGTCCGTCTCGATACGCTCATCTGGGTTGATGGCCTTCCGCCGGCGGAAATAGCGGGTCAGGGCGTGGTCTCTCATCCCGGCCAGCGGCACGATGGTAAGCGTCCACAGCACCCGGTCAGCAGTGTCGAAATTCTCGTAGGTGTCCCGGCCCCAGCCCATGATCTCGTCCGGTACGCCGAATATCGAGCCGATCTCCTCCCGGCTGAGCTTGCGCTGCTCGATCCATTCCAGGTCCTTCGGGGGAAACGAAAATACCTTGATGTCGGTGACGCCCTGCTCCAGAACTATGGGCCGGTGCAAACCTTCGCCGCCACCCACGTTCTGGTCGAGTTCCAGAATAATGTCGGCCTTCTCGGACTTGGTAATCCCTTCCGGTGCGATCACGGCGAAGTCAGGGCGGGCCTGGTTGCGGAAGAACAGCCGCGTCCATGCCTGCGCCAGCTGGTCGATGACGATCCCTGTCCGCACGGCGTAGATCGGCGCCAGGCCGCGCCACGGGTTGGCGGGGTTGTAGAACTTGAAATGGATCAGCTGCTCTGCGGTGAGCGTGTAGGCCGGGCCTTCGTTGTCGTCCACCTTGTAGCCGGAAACGCGGCGGTATCGCCGCCCAAGCTCGCCTGGGATCACCGAGAAGTGCTGCGGCTCGCGCGGCCACAGCTCCAGGATGGCCGAACCGCGGCCGTTCTCGGCGGCCTCCAGGCCGTGCTCGCCAGAGAGCATCATGTCGATCACCCACTCGCGCCACAGGTCTGCCGGGCCGGTCTCGGGGTTGGGATTGGACAGCAGCTGCGTGACCGGGTGGTTGTCGAGCGGCTCCGCGTCCTGCCCCTGACCGCGCACGACCCGCACATCCAGGCCGGCCAGGTTATTGGCGATGGCCGTGATGGCCTTGTGCACCCAGACGTTGGACAGGTAGAAGTCGGTCATGCTGGAGACGCCACCGGTATCGGCCTGGTCGGAATAGACGCGCAGGAGCGGGATGCGCTCGGTCAGCTCGGGGTGGTGGTCGTAGAGCCCCTTCTCTTCCGGGCGCACACCGTATTTCCGGGCTCGTTCTGTAATTCGTTGCAAAATTGGCATCATAGTTTGCTGCCTGCCTGATAACCTTCTATGATGGCGGACCAGGCGAGTTTCGCCGCCCGCTTTGCCGCGCCAACCAGCCAGCCAATGGCCAGGAATGGCGCGGCTATGAGTAAGGTGATCGAAGTTCGCATGGATAGACGGCGCTCTCCGGAGTTAACCATCACCTTTGTCTCCTGCCCCGCCTGGAAAGCCGGTCGTAGCGCCCTGATTCGTCTCCGATGGCGTCCCACTTGTCATACAAGTTGCGCGGCCGGATGTACTCGGCAGTAACGGATAGGATCACATCCCCTTCGATGGCAAATGTCCCCTGACCGGCCAATGTCGCGGCGGCCACCAGGATCAGCACAGCCGAGAGAGACGCCGAGCCTTGCCCGGCCAAAAGTGCGACCGCTTCTACAAATGCCCCCTCCAGACTGCCAACTGCAGAAAGGCTCCCCGCGCCAGAAAGAGACACCCCGGACACATAAGTGACAGCCGCCTGTGGTATGACCAGGCCCGACCCGGAGAGTGTGACGGCCCCGGATAGGTCAAGCACACCTGAGACAGAGACGACTCCCGACCCGGAGAGCATGGCGGCTGAGACCAGCTCCCGGCTACCCGCTGCCGTCAGGCTGCCCGCGCCGTTCAAGGCTGAACCGCTGACCAGGTCGCGCACTGCTGCCGCAGACAGCGATCCAGACCCGGCAATCGCGGCGGCCGCGGCCAGGTCCCGAACACCGGCAACCGCAACACTTCCAGATCCGGCCAGGAGTACACCGGAGATAAGGTCTCTTACCGCTGCGGCCACAACCGAACCAGTACCGGCCAGGGCCGCCGCCCCCTCCTGTGTTGTACCTCCCAAGGACCCCACCGCGACGACACTGCCTGTACCGGCAAGCTCTGTACCAAAAACAAGGTCCATTACCGCTTGAGCAGCCACACTACCAGAACCGGAAAGATCGAGCACCGCCGCCAGATCCATTACCGCGGCGGTCACAAGTGATCCGGAACCAGAAAGGGAAATTGCAGCCGCGAGATCGCGCACACCGCCGGCCACCAGGGTGCCAGAGCCGGGTAAAGCAGCGGCAGATACCAACTCCTGGCTACCTGCTGCTACAACCGTCCCAGATCCTGCCAATGCCGCAGCGGATACGAACAATTGCGAACCTGCCGCAGCCACCGCACCGGAGCCGGAAAGGGCGACGCCTGATACCAGGTCGCGCACTCCAGAAACGGCTACCGAACCGGAAGCAGACAAAGCCGCCGCGCCTTCGTGGGTTGTGGCGCCGCCCAACTCCAGGCTGAACAGCACCCCAACCTGCACATCGCAGGCGTAGGTAGGGGTTACGTCATTGTCCTCTGCGACGTCGAAATCGAAGTCGAGCGAACCGCTCGACACAGAAGCATAACCAAACAGGATCGGGCCGCCGATGGCGTTCGCCCCGTTGTCGCGCAATCCGACCCGGTTTGCGCCGCTCTCGGGCCAATCCGCCCCTGCTAATTGGATGCGACCATAGGGCCATTTCGTGTTTTCGGGCGTGGAAGCGGTGTTCCAGTCGTGGATGCCATAGAAGATCGCCAGGACATTGCCTGCCTGGGAAGCGGTGTAAGTCGGCCCCCAGGCTTCCTGGAAGGTATCGACTACGCTGTGGGTGATCGTATTGGCCGACTGCACACCTACGTGGTCCTGGAACGCATCCAGCCGGATGCCGACGATGGCCGTGCGCACGCAGTCGTGCCCGGCGCTGTCCACCCGGTAACGCACTCTGGCAACCTTGCTGCTCGCCAAACCCGCGGCATACGCCAGCGTCCCATGACAAGTTATGTCTTCGATATCTTCGCCCTCTGATCTAATTTCGGAAGTATCCACCCCATCGACGGCAATTGCCATCAACAAATCAAGAGAAGTCGAATCGTGCAACCAACGGCTAACCGCAAAAAAGAGCCAGTCACCGGAAGCCGGGGTAGTTACAGACGCCCCGCTCGTGTTATAGGCTGTGGGAGCGTCGCCGGAATGGGTTGCTTCGGCGTAGACAAGATCGTTAGTCCCTAGCCCATTTGTGCCGCCTACTTTCAACAAAGTGATGGAGAAATCGTCAGAGGCCGCCGTGCCGGTTGACACCAAAAGGCTGAAATAGATGTTCTCGTTGGTGACTAAAGTACGCTGGTCCACGAACGAATAGGGCAGGTTGGTAAATGCGGATGTATAGACGGCTGCGCTTTCGTGACTATCGTAAGATTCGCCAATATCAACCCGCCCGGCATAAGTGGTTCCCAACCCGATTTGAAACTTGCTGTTTGAGTTGACGCCATCGGCCGCAAGCTTGGTCATTACGAGCATAAGAACGGTATCGCCGGCAGCAAAGCCCGCGCCGGTCAGGTCGGACCAGGGGACGGTATACTGCGTCACCTCGGCAGGCACCGTTGCCGTGCTCGTTCTTACCGTTGTGTCTCGTTTGACGTAATTGATCAGCGCGGCCAAAGTTTCCTCGATTACCCGTATACCGCGAACGGGTCAGACATTTCCGTTAGTGCCACTTCCTTGCGGTCGCAGATGGCGATCAGGTGTTGGATGGCGTAGATCGCCCCGGCCAGCATGTACATCTGCTTGAAAGCTTCGTTGCGGGCCTCCTGCGCCTCGATCATCCCCTCGCCAGAGTGTCCATTGCCGGACCGCTCGAGCACGCGTGCGTGGGCGACGTTCAGCTTCCCTTGCCAGTCGCTCTCTTGAGTTTGCAGATCCATCAAGAACTGTTCCAGGTTTTGACGTGAGATCATCTGATAGTCCTCGTAGCCGTACAGCGTGCGGGGCAGCAGCCCCGTCTCTTCCGGTAGGATAACTTTGACACCCTTGCCTGCCGCCCAGCCAATCATCAGAGCAGCACCCGGTCGCTGGTAGCGGTATTCGGTGTCGGATTGGAACTCGAACCCGCAGACGATGACCACTTTATAGCCTTCGTGCACGGCCAGGGCCAGCATGTAAGGGAAGGTCGAGTCCATGTATCGAGCGTTCTCATCTCCGACGATGATGTTTTCAAACGCTTCATCGCAGACAGCTTCGATAGGATACGCCACGCCGGACGGGATACGTGGGTCGGCTTCAAGCACGTAGACCGGATAGGGCAATGGCTTTCGCAGCCTATCCCAGCGCGGCGTCTCCAACACCAGATCCCGCAGCGGGTGCAGCTCGAAGGCCCGGTCCAGGCGCGGGAAGTCGTACTCTTCCACCGCGTTGAGCGACCAGATCTCCACGTCTGGCGGAAGATCGTGCATCAGCTTCATAGACGGCCCAAAGCCGACCAAGGCAACCGCTTTCGGCTGGATGGGCCGCCGCAGTTTGGCACTCGCCTGGTGGATCATGGCTCAGGCGTTGGTGATGTCGAGCGCCCCGGCGTTGAAGCGGAAGGTATCGCCGTTGTTGACCGTCTTGCTCGAAGTCAGCGCGCCGTGATAGAGCAGGTTCGAGCCAGCCGCCCCACCCCGCACGGCTACGTGCGAGACCGTGCCCCAGTTGGCCGTCGCCGTAGTGAAGGTGATCGCGCCGGTGTTCTGGGTGGCTCCATTCGACGGCGCATCCCAGGCGCCCGTTCCCTGCACCCGCTGGCGGGCATAACTGCCGCCGGTTACTTCCGTCCCGCCGCCCGTGTCGGTCGTGGCACTGGTATAAAGAGCCACCCAAACGTTCGTCGCCGGGGTCGAGATCGACGTGTTTCTTAAGAAATGATTAATCACGGCGTTCTCAAGGTAATCTCCCATTGCACTCATGTTTCACACTCCTTTTTCGATATTTTGACTTATCTGGCCCGAAGCCAGCACCAATACCGTAACGAGTCCGCCGCGTCATCGTTCTCTTTGATCGGCTCATCGTCTTTCGTTCTCGCTCCCGTCTCCGGGTAGCGGTAGCCTTCGGTCAGCTCCCGGATCAGGTTCTTGCACCGGGTCGGATGCACCTTGATCGCCCGGTGGCCGTTGTTGTCCCGGATCAGCCGCCTGACCACTTCGATGCCCTCGACAACCCTGTGCGGCTTCGACCGGTATGGGATGTCCGCCAGCCGCAGCCGGGCCTGCATCTCCTTTGCCTCCGGCGAGCCCACGGCGATCTCGGGCAGCGGCCAGCCGTTGGACTTGCACCGCTCGACAACTTCGTTCACGCAGGTCTCCGCCAGGTGGCGGGTGTGATAGAGCTCATCGAAGACCAGGATCTCCGCGTCGGTCTGCTGGATGAACAGGATCGCCCTCGGGTGAACATACCCATCGTCGAAGCAGATCTCGATTGGAAGCGCCGGGTCAGGCTCGCAAGCAACGATGTTATCCTCCGAGAACTCGTCGTAGACGATCCCCTCCGGCTGCACCCACTCGCCGAGCAGAAGCCGCTTGCGCTGCACCCCGGTCAGGAGCTGCAATTTATCAAGGTACTGCCTGCCGTAATCGGTCCAGACCGGGTTGTCCGGGTTGGGGTCCAGGCACAGCAGCGGGTTGTCCCGGTGGTAGGTCTTCCACAGCGCCAGGTGTCCTTCGATGGATCGCTGCCAGATCCAGTGGAACTGGCTCATCGGGTTGCAGTCACCGATGATCTGCTGCTCACTCTGTGGCAGCACCTTGCCGGATAACCGGGTGATGAGCGTCTCCCAGTCCTGCAAGTCGAGCTCTTCGGCCTGGATGGGTACGATCAGGTCGTACTCAGACGAGAGTACTTTGCCGGGCTTGTCCAGGCCGCCGACGACCACCGTCGATCCGTTCGGGAAGTTGTAGGCGAAACGCCATTGACGCTTCGGGCCATCCACCACCATGGGGTGATCCAGCCCCAGGCAGTCCCGCTCCCAGGTGACCAGGCCGGTCTCGGAGAGATCGGAACGGACCTTGCGGACGATCAGGCCGCGCAGGTTGTCGTGCGTGGTTGCGGCTTTGTATAATTTGTTAAGGTTCGCGAGCGTCTTGCCCGTCCGGGTCGGGCCGGTCAGGATGATCTCCGTCAGCGCGGCTGTCTGGATGTCCTGGTTTGCGCCGCGGAACTCAGGCTCCCTCAGCGCCGCCCGGCGGCGCAGACTATCAACTTTCCGCCGGATCTTTTCCCGCTGCAACGATTGGTATGCCAGCGGACTCAAATAGCTCTCTAGCAAGATCGCTCCCTAATTCTTCGATGACTTGAAAAGTCGTAATTCTGCCCGACTTGAGCAGGTCGATAATCTCAGCCTTCCATGTGAAGGTGATATCCAGTTTGTCGGTAAACAATTGCAGGTGGCGACCTGCATGTACCAGCGCAGCCTGGCCATCGTGCAACTCCAGCTTTGGTCCATAACGTGTCCAGGTTACGCTCTTGACCAGGTAACCGCGAGAGCGAACCATCTTCCAGTCGATCCCGGTTGCCTGTGGCTGATCACCTTCGCCTTCTTCGTAGACAAAAAAATCGCCGATACTCACCGTTGCTTGTTCGGCCAGGCGAAATAGCACTTCGTCAGCGCCTAACTGGTGCTCTTTCAATCGCCGCTCAATCTCGGCTGCAATCTTAGTGTTTCTTAGTAATTTGCTGGCATTGACCGCAGCCGCGTTGTCATCTTCCACGCCATAGACGGCTTTGTATGCCCGCGTCCCGTTCATGTTCAAGCGGAAGTATTCATCCACAAAGGCGCGCCACTTTGCCCGCATCAATTCCCGTTCTCCCGTATCCTTGCCATCAGCCGCTCCAGTATGCGCTCCTTCGCTTCCGGGTCGAAGTCATCGCCTTCCAGTTCGTACACCCGCAAGCGCCCTTCCAGCCCGTCCAGGTACGCCCGGACCAGGTTGGCTGCCGGAATATCGACGTGCTCCAGGAGCAGCAGCGCGGCGTCCACCTGCGCGCGGGTGACGGGGATGACGGCACGTCCATGTGCGGCACGTCCATGTGCTTCGGGGTTGGTCATGGTACTAAACCCAAGATGTCATACAACATAGGCACAAAGCCTGTAATACCAGCCCAAACAAAAACGCCCAGCACGGCGAATATGACCAGCAGCAGCACCGGCCAGCCGATGCCGCGGGCGATGTAGTCAAGGACGGTGATGACGTTGCGGGTCATGGTGTTGTCGGGTCACATCCCAGGCCAGAAATATCACCCATCCAGCCAGGCTCTCGGGTCAATTGCGTCGCGTTGCTCTCTTCGTTCCATTCGACAGGATAGACCGTGTTTTCTTTGTCTGGCTCGAGCATTTCGCCTACGTGTTCCGTACAGGCTTCTGTGTAATCGTCTGGCGTTGACCCGTAAACGATCTGCCATTCGGCGTCTTTCTCGCAGTCAATAACACAGCAATATGGTTTGTTACTCATTCGTTCCCTTTCCATGCTATTTCTCGGCGGTAAAACTGTGTCATGGTTTCGGACCGTCGTACCCTTTCGTTCTGGCCCATGCGTCGATGCTGTCTTTCCAGCCCAGCCCCGGCGCCGTTGGAGGCACAGGTACAGGCGCCGGGGTAGACTGACCAGCCCAGGCGCGCAACTGTTCGAGCGTGCCGTTGAATACATCCAGGTCACCAGCGTGCGCCCGGCCCAGGCCGTAGGCCTTGCCATTGCCCCGGTCCCAATACTGCCAGAAGTGCCAGGTTGTGCGCTTGTTTGGCAAGCGCGGGTTGCTGGCTGGGTTGGGGCTTGTGAACGGCCAGAACGCACCATACCAGGCCAGATATAATGGGATCTTGGATACGACGGCCAGCGGTGAGAACCAGGTGTTATACAGGTCGATATTGGTGTAGAGCAATACGGCTTTTTTGGACTGCTGCTCCACGTAGGCAATCCATTTCAGCGCGCTGTCACGAAACGCCGTGTTGACGTTGTTGTAATATTTCTCGTAATCGCAGGCGTAGAACTGGAAGCGAGCGCCACAGATGTCCAGGAAACGGTTTGCGCTGTCCTTCCAGGGCACGGCACTTGACAGGTAGTGGTATGCGCCCCGGACAGGCACGTCCAGCACACCGGG